CTTCCAGTGTTTAAACCAACAATTGGATCTGCTCCATCTAATGGTTCATAGAATACTTCATCACCAGTGAAGAATGGAACTGCATCTTGGAAAGAGATCGTATCATATGTGAGATTTGTAGGATCATAATTTTGAATAGCACCAGTAAGTGTAGATGCTACGGAAATTTGAGATTCCGTTGTTACTGGTCTAATTACATAGGATGGTAAAGAATTACTAGCAACATACGCAAACTCTTCATCCTCAATATATGTGTTGAGAACATCGGATGTTAAAACATCATCTCCTGCAGATAAAGGAGCTCCAAGACTAGAAGCTCTATTCAATCTTCTTCTAATGTCATATCTTCCCGTTGGAACAACCGAAGAATAATCTCCAGCACCAAGAGTTACTGCATTATTAGTTAAATTAACACTTACAACTTCAAGATTTGACGCAGCAATAGTTTGACTAGATCTCTCTACAATATCAACAAAGTCACCGAGTTTTAAACTAGATCTATCAATTTGGGAAGATAAGTTAAATGTAGATCCACTAAAGGTTGTTACAAAATATCTTGCTGAAGTGTTGTAAATCCAAGAATTAAAAAAGATTTTTCTATAACTATCGTCTTGCTGCTCATTAGAAATTACCTGACCAAGATTTCTAATGTTAATTCTAGAATTTTCTACACTCGAAAAAATATCTTCGGTCTGTTCAAATCTACTTAAAACACCTGTAAGAACAAACCTTACTGGTTTTGCTAAGTTATTGTCTTCAAAAGCATAGACTTCAAGAGCCTGTGTAACTTCTGTTCTTGGAGTGATATCTTGTGTTAATCCACTGCAACCAATAAATTGGGTAATTGTTTTATCAGTATAAGTGATTGTATCATCACCAATGTTAAATGACCCACTTTCTGGAAAACCAATGGTAGAATCTACTGTAATTACAGGTGTAGATGCGGAGTGACTACCAATGGTAAAACTGCTTCCAGGAATTTTGAATTTACCCTCAATTAAACTTTCATCATCAAATCCAATGAAAAGGGAAATTTTATAATATGTTTGAACTCCAATATCATCCGTAGTCCCTCTAGTAAAAATTTCTACCTCAGAGATTGGTCCACTAGCCGCTCCGATTTCATTTTCTGGTTGAGCATCTTGGAAAAGAGTTGTTCCAGAAATTTTGGTAGGATCACCACTAATAAGTTTTGCAACTACAACTTCTCTGCGGACATATTCAGCATATGATGGTTTTACAAGAAACTGTTCTAGATCAATTACCTTGGAGTCAATTCCATATAAAACTTTTAGAAGAATTTTGATTGATTCTTCCGTTCCTTTGCTTTGATATAAACTTTTTGATTCTTTAATAAAATTATTTACATCTAAATTCGAGGTAAAACTAACATCCTCTAATCCAGGTGTGTATAATTTCTTGAGTTTTTTATAAAATTCTTTTAAAAAGAGCGCACTAAGATTCTGTACTGGAGTATCTGCTGCATGAGTTTCCGCAACAGATTGTGTAAATACTAACTCTTCTGGATTATCTGGAGCACGATAAGAAGTAACTCCAGAAAAACCACGCACACATCCAGTGAAAGAATTTGTGGTTAGTCCAGTATATGTAATAATTTCATCACCCAACTTGATTAATCCGTATTCGGGTGGAAATCCTTTTGTATTTGTGACAAAAATTTCAGTATCTGTGGTTGAAATACCCGCAGTTACCGTTGACATACCAGCAATAACGTCTGGTGTCAGAGTATCTAATTTTAAATATTGATCAATATTTTCCGCAAGGTCAACGGGACCTCCAGCAAATTCCTGAGACGTGTAGTAAGAACTGAGGAAATCCACAACAAGTGGATTTTCCTCTTTAATGAATTCTGGAAGTTGGCTATCTACAACGTCCTGAATCTTTACTCTAAAGTCAAAAACAGAATTTGTGTTTATCATTTCCTACTTAATTGTCCGTTGGTGTAACTAGATGCAACAGGGAATCCAACTCCCGAAATTTGTTCACCAGAAGTAATGGTGTCTCTTGCCATATTTATGGTGCTATTATCGATATTCAATTGCAAATACAAGTCTTTGAGACCGATTACGTCATTTGATTCTGGAACTGCTTGAATTTCAATAATTCCATCTGGTTTTACAGTAGAAGTGATATTAACAGTGTTAATTAAAATTTCACCCTTCACATAATCGACCGATCCTGCAGCAGGAACGACAACAACGGGACCATCATCAGATTCTTTTACAATTGCAATTGCACCAGACTGTAAATCAGCATTTGGTACATCTGTAAAGTAAAGAAGGTCACCAGACCCTTGTACAGTAAATCCTGTACTCTTAATATTGAATCCAGAGGCAACTACATGGAATTTGTTTCCATAACAAATTTCATATTGGGTGAATTGGTTTAAAAGTGCTTTCAAATCTCTTCTAATAATCACTTTTGTGATATTAGAAGTAATGGCACTGTTTGTATCGTCAATAACTTTAACTAATTTACTATATTTGAATCTACCACCGAAAGTATTCAAATCAATTGAGTCTGCATAACTATTCAGGCTGGAAATAACGTCAGTTCTCAGTTGATTTGCATCTGGAACTTGACTTGCATTATAAAATACACTCGAATTCAATTCGATATACAGAATTTTCAGGTCTTCAATCCTTTGATTTACACCAGCAACAGAATAAGTCTTTAATTTGCTTAAAATCTGAGTTTTTGTAAAATCAGACAAGAAAGTACCATTTTTTGGTTTGATACTCAATACAACTGTCCCAAATTCGGGAGGATCTAACTCTTCACCACCAACTACAGAAACGGATTCTGTGTCTGGATAAATTCTTTGAATTATTGCCTCATAATCCTTTGCAGTGACAGCTCTATACTGAGAGGAGTACAATCTTGGTGCATAGTATTTGATTGATTCAATTGGTTCAATATTGGAACCATTTACTGCGGACTGATTAGTCGTTACAGTTACGGTATTGGTTGGTAAGAAGATATTGTCAATGCTATTTTTTACGGATCCAGTAAATGAGAAATTATTTGCTCCATTTCCAGCAGATCCGTCAGAAATAATGTAAGAAACTTCGATTATTGATTCATTTTCTAATTTTTTACCAAAAATACCATCACCAAAGAGTAATTCATATCTTTCATCTGAAATTTCTTGAATAAGATAGATTTCAGAAATAGATGTTACATCGATAATGTTCTCTACTTGACTGTATTCTCTACCTACAGTCTCTTGAGGACCTTTTACAGTTACTCGGATCGAACTCGTGTCAATTCCTGGGTTATCGAGAATAAATCTCTGATCGACCGATGCATTGACCTGGAAGGTCTTTCTAAGTAGTGTTCCTTGGTAGATGTCGATATTTTCAAAGAATGCCCTTCTAGGTCCATTTCCGTTGATGTCTGCTCCCGTCAATAATGCAGCTGCTGTAATGTCTTCGGGAATAGAAAATACGACGGATGTATTATCTACAGCACCTACAGTGACCAGACCTTTGTTAAGAGTTACCGTAGGGCTAGTTCCTGTGAATTCAATATTAAAACTTACCTGAGCTTGTGCAGATTTCCTTGATCTTGGAACATATCCAATGTTTCTGGCAAGAGAAACAACATTTTCCCTTAAGGTAGCAGAGTCGATAAACGATTCATTCACCACCATATTGGTGTTGAACGCCGTAATGTAGGTATTGTATGCTAAAGTGTCAATTAGGACTGAAAAGTTTGATCCTTCAAAGTCAAAATCGGTAAAATTCGAGTTTGCTCTCAAATAAGACTTAATAGAAGTCTTAATTTGATCAAAATCTAAATTTGTGTACTTTGTTAGTGGCATTTATCTCGTTACCTCAAGTAAGAATGCGACATTTTGTGGTGGTAGATCTTGTCCTACAATATCAAATATTACGTTCACCTCAAAACTGTTATCATCTGGTCTTGGAAACACCTCAACACTCAAATTTGCCGCTCTGGGCTCATAATTTGTGACGGTTTCTTCAATTTGTTCGGCAATAATCGCAGCAGTACCGTAATCACAGAAGCCAAATAACGTACTTCTGACATCTGAACCCAAATCTGGGTTAAAAAACCGTTCAGTCGGGATAGTTTCGACTAAATTTCGCACAGAACGTGCGATTGTACGCTCATTAGTGAGCACTGGAAGATCTCCAGTGATCGGATGAGGTACAAAAGACAACGAAATGTCTTTGAATGCCCTAGATGTGCGTTTTGAAGCCATGAAAAGGCATGATTTTCAGATTATGAACCTATTTATTACCATTACAGTAAGTTGGCTCGGTTCCATACTCCCAATCATCATAATCGTCATCATTGCGAATCTCTTCAGCAAGTATATTTTGATGTTTGATGTCATTTACATGGTCTCCGACCACTTCTCTAAGCATCTGCTCGTCTTGTTTTTTCATCGGTTTAGTCCAATAGTCGGTGATTAGTCCTCTTGTGTCCCACATTGACTCCATATAATCTGGATCTCTATCTGGATATTGTTGAGTTGCCACTAAAAAACCCCCCTAAGTCCATACTAGAACTTTTAGAGGGGTTGCTATCCCTGATTGTTATTTAGTTTTTCTTCTTTGACCTTCTTGAAGTACAATTTGTAGTATCTTGACTTCATTTCTTCCATGGTTTCCATGTCTTCTTTGAAACCCATGTACTTAAGAAGTTGATAAGACCCCTCAAGTTCACTAATGAGTCTTAAAAGAGTGACTGGTCTGACCTTAAAACCACCAAATTTGTAGTTTCTTACGTCCTGAGACTCTTTTCTCTCATCCATTTTCTCTTTCTTTCGCAGTTTTCCAGAAATATTCGTCTTCACGACCCATTCCAAGTCGTTCAAACCCGTTCTCAACTTGATAATACTGAGTCGAAACTTTAAAATCGGGCATTTTTGGTTCGACAGGTGTCAAACTATTGTCAAAAATTCTCATTCTGTTGTTCGGATACAGTGCATACTGCCCATTTTCAAGTTCAATGAGGTTATGTGACTTATGTTCGGCAGGATTTTCACTTGTCGCATAGTCAATTACGTCAGGATCCTGATGATAATTGTCTAAAGTACAAATGTAAGTGCCTTTTTGAATGCCAAAGTCCCTTGTATACAGTTCATAATCCATAGAACCGATGAATTGCTTCTTTACAGTAACTACTCCATAGTCCATACAGTTCCAAAACTGTAGATTAGGAAGATCCATATCAGGATCTGGAGTCTTTGGTTCTGATACAAACGCACTGATAGGCAACTTATCGTACATTGCCGCATACTCTGGTAAGTATGTCTCAAAATAAAAAGTGCGTCCAGGTATCGATTTGCACGACACCCAGACGCCTTTGACAAATTCACCATGACCAGACTGATGATCTGTAAGATATTCCTTTCGAACCCAAACTTCGACTGATGGGAGATTAGCAATCAAACATGCCATGATGATTTTACATTACTACATGTATGTATTAACCTTTACCTTGTCCCCGATACTTCTTACGTGCCGAGTTACGAGACGTTGCGGAATACTTGGTATTCTTAGAATTTCCCTGACGGGTACATTTTGGTTTGCCTGATTCGAACTTGATACCAGAAATGCCGATTTTACTACGTACTGCCATTGACCTCAATAGTTTCAAATGTTACTTCGGAGGGGTCTGGAGTACCAGCCTCATAATAGGACTGTGCCAGACTCTCCATTTCGTCGAAAAATTGCTGCTCAGATAGATTACTGAGCAGCACAGAACCCCGACAAATGATATTATACAATGTCTGAGGTGCTTTTGTCATCAGATTACCCGAGTCTTTTCATGACCGACACGAATGCGAGGATCACACCAGATCTCATAACCCGCATCGATGGCATCAAGACAGAACGATACGTCTTCACCGCACATGTCCTGAACCTCACCACTATTGAAACGTTGCATCTTAGGAGCAAACCAGGGATACTCGATCTTAGGATCTTCGAACACACCGTGTTTGATCAGAACCCAACCGAAACCAGTGTAATCAACGGTGAAAGGCTTACGACGTTTCGACATCGTTTCACCAGTCTCGTGATTCATGACACCACCATTGTTCTTGAAGTCATCTTCTTCAAGCCAGTGAGCAACGGATGTGGTTTGACCATCTTCGGTCAGATACCAACCTGCCGCAATGTCCTTCTCCATCAGAACGAGTTGATAGAACTTCTCGGTGTTGAAGACAATATCCGAGTCAATCCAGAGTTGATAATCATACTTCAGTTTCCCATCCCAGGGAATCTGATTGGGACCACGAAGAACGTTTGCACCGAGACACTTACAACGGGCAAAGTTCACCATGGAACTATAGTCTTGTGAAATTTGAATCTGAGCACCGCAACCGACCAGATCGAAACACAGTTGAGTGAACGATTTCAGGAATTGATACGAACAACCACGACCAGGCATACAGAAGACAACAGACTTGCCACGAAGCATTTCTTTTGCCTTGTCGTAATCCCACTCACCTTGTTGTACGGGTGTCGCAGTTACAGGTGCTTTTGCTTTAACAGTGAATCCTTTAGCCATAACCTAGAAAATGAACATCAGTATTCTAACAGATTATATAGTTCTTGTCAATTTAAGTCTTTCTCAGAATTAAACAATTGTCTTCTTCGTCAATAATCCATTCTAATTGGTCCCCTTCTTCCCATCCGAGATCTAAGATCATCCATTCGGGAATTACAATGATAGGATCCCCAGTTACAGGATCGACCTCTACAGGTACAATTTCATGCCCGTAATTTTTATCCATATTGTTGAACCCTACACTGTTTTTATATATGGGAAAAAAATTTTGAAATCAAGTGGAATCGTTATAGCGATCTCGAATTGGGTCGTTTATAGCTTAGAGGGACCCATAAAATTATAACCCCCATCGCAGGCACGAACGGCACAACGAAGGGGGCATAATACTGGCGAGACACTGACACTGACTGCCAAAGGATTCACTCACTCATTATAACATAAGGACTGCCAAGTTGTCAACACTTACCCCACAAAAGACTGCCAAACACTGATACTAACTCACACGCAGTGCCTATCAGCCATGGCAGCATATTGATCCCCTTGACTATACTCTTCGTCCCCCCACTGATCATCAAGAACCTCACCAGAATCATAAGACTCGACTATACACTCATAATCATCGAAAGTGTACTCGTCCCCCATAAGTGTTCCCTCTGTGTGACACCAAGGTATTATACCATATTTAGAAGAACACTGCCAAATTATCGGGGTTTTCTGATATTTTTGGTCCTGGGGGTTGACAACAACTCGTCTCGATGTTATGCTCACTAAGTGAGCATAACATCGAGACGAGTTGTTGTCAACCCCCAGGACCAAAAATATCAGAAAACCCCGATAATTTGGCAGTGTTCTTCTAAATATGGTATA